AGTAAGTAAAGTAATAGATTTAATTTCTTTGATAGGTGATAGTACAATACCAATAGATATTAAAAAACACTTAGAAGAAGAACATTATTCTAAAAGTAAAGATACATTTATTAAGATAGGAGATATGGATTTATACCATTATATTAGAAGTCATCTTAAAGATACTAAAAATATATGGAATGATATGTCTGATAAGTCTGATAAACTTGCAAAGATACAAAGAATATTGGAGGACTAATGGCTAGAAGAATTAAATTAAAGAAACCTATTCTTGGTAGAAGAAACTTTTTAGATAAGAATGAAGTAGAATTTTATAGGAGGTATGAAAAAATGAAACTAGATAGAAGATTGATATATGATACTCATACAGCAGTTGGAATAGTAGAGGGTTATATACCTGCGAAGGATGCTCACGAAGAGATAGAGGCGTGGCAACATTTAATAGATACTGGAGTTTGTTGGGAGTTGCAAGGTTGGTTTGGTAGAACAGCACAATCTCTGATTGAAGGTGGTATCTGTAAAGAAAAAACAGTAAATTAAGACTTGACTTATATGATAAATTATGATATGATGTCAACGTGGATGAGAAAACTTGGAACTATTTTGATTTCAATACTTGTCCACACTAATATAAAGGAGAACAAATGAGAACAATATTAATACTTTTAATATCTATTACATTAATAGGATGTAGTAATATTAAAAATCCAAGAGTAAGTTTTGGAAAGAAATGTTTAGATAGAGATGGGGATGTTGCCTATTCTTATGTTTGGTTATACGATAAAAACGTAGGACTACACGCAACAAAAAGACAATGCGACTAATATTATTAATAAGTTTTATTATGTTGATAGGGTGTTCATCTAATAAGTTTAATGCGAACCCTCCTATAACAATATTAAAAGAAGTTATTAAGCATCAATATAATAAAAAAGTAAGAGAGGTTTCATACGAAACAAAATGGTAAGTATCATCCTGCAAATGCGTATGCTAAATGGATGAAGTTGTTTAATAGAAACTTAAAAAAGAAAAAGAAAAAACAAACCTTTACTAATGAACAATTAGTAAAAGAAACTAGGAGGATATAATATGTTTGGTAAAAAAGAAAAAGTACAAGCTAATAAATATATAATAATGTCAAAGATAGATGGTACAGTTAACTACTATCAACAAAAAGGATTTGCAACAAGAGAAGATGCAGATACTTATGCTAAGTTGATGATGAAAACAGAAGACTATGAGAAGAATAAATACTTTTTATTCGAGCAATCACAGGCTTATTCTTTAAGTGAAAAGAATGTAGTTAGAACTGAGGAAAGTTTTAGTACAAATGGTTGATACTTATTTAAAATCTATTCTTGATACAGTTGCTGATGCTAGAAAAAATAAAGGCAAGAATGATTTGGAACGAATAATTGCAGAACAAAAATTAAAGATAGAAAATCTTGAAGCAATTAGTAAGGTACATCAAAAACAAAATGGTGAACTACAAGTAAGAATAAAAGAACTTGAAAAACAAATCGAAGATAAAAGAATAGATGATGGGGGTTGGGTTACAAGTGATATTACTTGACATAATTCTGACACATTGTTGTGGTATAATAGGTAATGCTAACAGAGAAACAATATAAACTTTATAAGTTTCTAAAAGCGTATGCAAAAGAAAATAATATAATGCCTACGTTTGAAGAAATGAAAACACATATGAATATAAAATCTAAGAGTGGTATATTTAATATGTTGTTTTATATGGAATGGAAAGGATATATCAAACGTCATCCTGCCCACAAACGAGCAATACAAATAATAAAGGAGTATGAAAATGACAATACCTGAGACTAATAAAGATGTTAATGGAAACTATATTGCAAGAATATACGGAGGTAGTTATACACCTACTCAGTTAATTGAGAAGAATGGAACTACTTATAATGGATATATAAAACAATATAAGAGGTATTATCTTACTGAAGATGGTAGATGGTTTAATGCTATGGGATTTGAATGTAATGTTCCAAGTGGGTTTGACCACGTTAAGAAGATATGGGAAGTCAAGAATGAAGCTAAGAAATTAAGAGATGATAAGAAGTATCAAGAGTATAAACGGCAAATGTTTAAGAAGGGAACGAGATAGTGAGTAAGTTTTATTTAAAGAAGTCATATGTTAATGCACATATTTGTGTTGATGATTACCACGAAAATGTAAAGAATGAAGAGAAGTTAAAACAAAAAATTAAGTTTACGGATAATGCAACGATAGTAAGTAGAGATGTAAAAGAAACTAGAAGTACAATCGAAGAAATAACTGAAAAGGAATATAATAAAAAGATTGGAAACAAAAAGAATACTACTATAAAACTATCTGAAGTAAAATGATAATAAATAATAATGTTATAAATGCCTTCCAAGAAGGTAAGGGTGAAGGATATTATATTACACCTGAAGTTTTACTATGGAGAAGTGTTATCGTAAGAGCAATTATGGATGCATTGGATATAGATATTCACGCTTGGGGATTAAGCAGAAGAAGAATAGTTGAAGAAGCTAACGCTTGGTTTGATACTAAAGACCCATACTTTGTTGAGGTTTGTGAGAATGGAAATATGTCAGCATATTGGGTGTGTAGAATATTTGAAAAATTAAAAAATGGAAATGTAAAAAAAGTATTTAAATCTAAAAACTTAAATAAATTTTTAACAGAGTATATTTGTAAGTTTGAAAATGAAAAATAAAATCAAATTAAATGACAATGCTAAGTTTGATATAGACTTAAAGTATGGTCAGGTTAGAGAAAAGAGAGTTGCTGAACTGTTATCTTCAGATAAGATTGAAGTTAAAACGGAAAGGAGTTGGTGGAGAAAAACAGGGAATGTGGCAATTGAGTATGAGTATAGGGGTAAACCTAGTGGTATTGATAAGACAGATGCTAAATGGTGGTTTCATATACTTGAACAAACAAATAAAGAATATTGTATGTTAGTATTCAGAGTATCAACATTAAAAAAAATAGTGAAGAAATATAAGAAGACACATACAAAAAATATAGGTGATTACAGGGCTAGTAAATGTGTAGTTATACCTATAAAAGAATTGTTCCATGAGAGATGTTATAGTTTATAATTATGAGTAATAGAGATTTATTATCAGCGTATAAAGAACAACTTAAAGATTTAACAGAAGAGAAGCAAGACCTAATAAAATTAGCAGATGAGAAGGATGCTAGAATTAAAAAGTTATTAATTCAATTAGAACAAGCTAATGCAGATGTTGAAAACTTAGGTAAAAGAATAGCTGAAGTAGAGGCAAAGGCAAAAAAGAAAGATAAAATAAAGAAGATTATCAATCAAAAGATTGATGAAGTACTAGAAAAAAAAGATGAGATTGTTGTTGACAATGATGATGAAGTATGATATTGTTTCACCAACAATGAAAAATAAAAATATAAATAGAGGTAAAAAATAAAATGGCAATAGTAGAAGGTACAGCGTACTGGGCATCAATAACAAGACCAAACGAAAAGTTTGAACCAATGTGGAGGGTTGATTTATCAGTATCAGATAAGGATGCTGAAGATTTTAAAAGCAAAGGTATCAATGTTAAAGAGTCTGTTATAGATGACAAGACTATAAAAAATATGATAACTTTTAAACGTAAAGTTTCAAAAGCAAATGGAGACAGAAATTCTCAACCTACACTCGTAGATGCAGAGAAAAAACCACTAGACAAAATAGTTGGTAATGGCAGTAAAGTAAAGGTTATGTATAAATCTTATGATTGGAACTACAAAGGAAAGAAAGGTACAGGCTTAGACCTCCAAGCAGTACAAGTCGTTGACTTGATAGAGTATCAACCTAAAGAAGATTTTGCAGTAGAGAAATCTTCAAATGGTGTTGACATCAAGGAAGATTTTTAGTAGTATCAGTTTGTTAAATGAAGTTTAGATTTATTCATTTATCTACTCCGTTGGAAGAGGTGGCTTGTAGTGAGTCTCCTCTTCCTTTTTTTTATTTAGAATAATTAACAATGAGGGCGACAATGGAAACAGAAAAGAATGGGTTTGTTAAATATCACCTACCCTGTCCACTATGTTCAAGTAGTGATGCAGTATCAGTAAACAAAGATGGGTCAGCATATTGTTTTTCTTGTCAAGAATATATCAAGGAATATAATATGGAAACAACAGAAATACAATCAACAAATTCAAAGAACGAATATGAGGTATCAGACTACCTCAAACAATCTAACTATGCAGAAATTATAGATAGAAATATAAGAGAACAAACTTGTAAGCGTTATGGTGTTACAGTAAAAATGGATAGCGTTGGTAATATAACGAACCATTATTATCCGTATCACGATAAACAAGGTGCAAAGATAGCAACTAAAACTAGATATACAAAGTTAAAAGAGTTTAGTTTGCAGGGTAATACTAAACTATCAGGCTTGTTTGGTGAACATTTATTTAATAAAAACAAATATATTATTATTACTGAAGGTGAGTTAGATTGTTTATCAGCTTATCAAATGTTTAAAACTGATAGATATGAAACACCAGTAGTAAGTATTAAGAATGGAATTACCTCAGCAGTAAAAGATATTAAAGGTAGTTTAGATTGGTTAGAACAATTTGATAATGTCATAATAAATTTTGATAATGATGAGCAAGGAAGAGAAGGTGCATTAAAAGTTGCAGAGTTATTTAGTCCAGGAAAATGTAAGATATTACATTTACCAAATGAATATAAAGATGCTTCAGATTGTTTAAGTAAAAATAAAATTCAAGTATATACAAAAGCATTTTGGGATGCGAAGTTATATGCTCCTGATGGCATCATTAATGCTAATATATTATTTGATGAGATAACTAAACCAACATTAAAATCGTTTGTTCAATATCCTTTTGAGGGTATAAACAAATTGACTTATGGTATTAGACCTGCAGAATTAATTACATTTACAGCAGGAAGTGGCTTAGGTAAAACTCAAGTAATGAGAGAGATTGTTCATCATATGATTAAATCAACAAAAGATAATATTGGTTTGTTAATGCTAGAAGAAACACCAGTAATAACTTCAAAAGGTTTAATGAGTGTAGAGGCAAATCAAAGATTACATTTACCTGATGTTCATGTAAGTAAAGAAGAGATGAAGACTTACTTTGATGCAACAGTAGGTACAGGTAGAGTATTTATGTTTGACCATTTTGGCTCTAATTCAATAGATAATATTGTTTCAAGAGTTAGATACTTGGCTAAAGGTTTAGATTGTAAATATATTATTATCGACCACGTTAGTATTATAGTATCAGACCAAAGTCATGGAGATGAACGAAGAGCATTAGATGAGATTATGACTAGGCTTAGAACGCTAGTACAAGAGACAGGCGTTTCAATGATTGTTGTTTCTCATTTAAGAAGACCTGATGGTAAAGGACATGAAGAGGGTGCAGCTACAAGTTTATCTCAATTAAGAGGGTCAGCTAGTATTGGTCAGCTTAGTGATATGGTAATAGGTTTAGAGAGAGATGCTCAGAATGACGACCCTGAGATTAGAAATACAACAAGAGTAAGAGTATTAAAGAATAGATTTGCAGGATTAACTGGTCCATGTTGTAACTTACAATATGATGTTGATACTGGTAGATTAAAAGAGGTGAACCTTGACGACATTTAATAAAGTAGTTTTTGATATAGAGACTACTATTAATGCAGATAAGATATGGTGTATTGTTTGTAAACATGATAAAACTTATTATCAATTTACAGAAGGTAAAAACTTACACAGGTTTGAAGAGTTTGCAAGTAAGACAAAAGAATTTATAGGACACAATATTATTGGATTTGATATTCCAGTAGTTAATAAATCTTTTGGTAAAGACTTGTTTAAAGATTGTAAGATTACAGATACATTAGTATTATCAAGATTGTTAAACCCAGTTATAGATGGAGGACATTCATTAAAAAACTGGGGTACAAAGTTAGGACATAATAAAATAGAGTTTGAACAATTTGATTTTCTTTCTGATGATATGTTAAAGTATTGTAGGAATGATGTTGAATTAACTGAAAGACTCTATAAATTTTTAATACTAAAGATAAAAGATTTTGGAGAGTCTGTTGATTTAGAACATAAAGTTTCTACAATTATACAAGCTCAACATGAAAAAGGTTTTAAATTAGATATAATAAATGCTTATGGATTACAAGCTAAGTTTCAAGAGGACATGAATGATTTAACTAATGAAGTTAGAAAGTCTTTCCCTCCTTTAAAAATAGAAGAAGAGTTTATTCCTAAAGCAAATAATAAAGCTAGAGGATATGTTAAAGGTGTTCCTTTTACAAAGGTTAAATATAAAGAATTTAATCTAGGTTCTAGACAACAGATAGCTGAGAGATTGGTTATGCTTGGATGGAAACCTAAAAAGAAAACAGAAAAAGGACATATAATTGTTGATGAGAAAGTTTTATCAGAAATAAAAAACATACCTGAAGCAAAACTAATTAACAAGTTTCTAATGCTTCAAAAAAGAATAGCCCAAGTTTCCTCCTGGATTGAAGCAGTTAGAGAAGATGGAAGAGTACATGGCAAAGTAATAACCAATGGTACAATTACAGGAAGGATGAGTCATCAATCGCCCAATATGGCTCAAGTTCCTGCTGTGTACTCTCCATATGGTAAAGAATGTAGAGGACTATGGATAGTAGAAAAGGGCTATAAATTAGTAGGTGTGGATGCATCAGGGCTAGAGTTAAGGATGTTAGCACACTACATGAACGATAAGGATTATACAAATGAAGTCATTAATGGAGATATACATACTTCAAATCAAGTTGCTGCTGGTTTGGGGTCGAGAGATGAGGCAAAGACTTTCATCTATGCTTTTATCTATGGAGCAGGGAATAAAAAAATCGGAACTATCATTGGAGGCTCGGAAAGAGATGGCGAAAGAGTTAAAGAAAAATTTCTTAGAGCAACGCCAAGTCTTAGACGCTTACGAGAAAAAGTGGAACGAGTGGCTCAACGTAGATGGGTCAGAGGACTCGACCAAAGAAAAATAATAATCAGGCATCCTCACGCTGCATTAAATACATTATTACAAGGTGCAGGTGCTTGTGTTATGAAAAAAGCGTTGACAATCCTACAAGAATATGTTATAAATAAACAAATCAAAGCCTTCCCAGTTGTGAATGTGCATGATGAATTTCAATATGAAGTTCAAGAAGATAGAGCAGATGAATTTGGAAGACTTGCAGTACAATCAATAATTGATGCAGGACAACAATTAAATGTTAGGTGTCAATTAAATGGAGAATATAAAATTGGAAACAACTGGTCAGAAACACACTAAGACTTTAGATACTTTAGCTGTTGATATTAAAAATTTAATTGCAAATATTTCTAAAGGTAAACCTGCTAAAGTTAGTGAAGAACAATTAAATAGATTTCTTACTAATATTAAAGATGCTTTCTTAGCTTGGAATAATCCTGATAGAAAAAAACAAGGGATGTTAAGAATGTCTGTACTAGGTAAACCACCTAGACAATTATGGTTTGATAGATTTAGTCCAAAGAAATATTTAGCAGGGGATGATAGTCTTAACTTAAAATTTTTATATGGACATTTACTTGAGCATCTTGTTTTATTCTTAGCAGAATTAGCAGGACATAAGATTGAAGACCAACAAAAGAAAGTAGAAGTAGATGGTATTACTGGTCATCTTGATAGTAAGATAGATGGTGAAGTATGTGATGTTAAGTCAGCATCATCATTTAGTTTTAAAAAATTTAAGTCAGGTGAATTATTAGGTGATGACCCATTTGGTTATCATGCACAGATAGCAGGATATGAACAAGCTGAAGGAACAAATAAAGGCGGCTTTCTTGTTATTGATAAAGTTTCAGGTGATGTATGTTTATATCAACCTGATGATTTAGCAAAACCTAATGCAAGTCATTTAATTAAAACATTAAAAGAAACATTAAATAAAAAAGAACCACCTGAAGATAAATGTTTTCCATTGTCTAATACTAAAGCAGGTAATAAAGAATTACCTATTGGTTGTCAATGGTGTCAACATAAATATGAATGTTATAAAGATAGTAATAATGGTAAAGGTTTAAGAATATTTAAATATGCTAATAAGAATGTTTATTTAGCTGAAGTAAATAAAGAACCTAATGTAGAAGAAATAACACATAAATTTAAAGAGGAGTTAAAAACGTTTAATAAAAAATATGCTTGAACATAAACATCTTCTTATAAGGTCAGAAGTAAAAAAACCTTTAGCTAATGAACAAGATACAATAAACTGGCTAACTAAATTAGTTAAAAAGATTGATATGAATGTATTAGCAGGACCATATGCATCCACAGTTTCTAAGAAAGGAAATAAAGGATTGAGTGGTGTTGTTATTATAGACACATCTCATATTGCTATTCATACATGGGATGAGACAAACCCTGCTTTAATACAACTTGATGTATATTCTTGTAAACATTTTAAAAAATCTGATGTAGTAGAATGTTTAGAAGAATTACAACCACTTACAATTGATTATAAATATTTTGATAGAGAGACAAACTTTAAGGAAATACCTAAAAATGAAATATGATATTATTGATAATTTTTTAGATAAAGAACAATTTAAAAAAATAAAAAATAAATTATTACATTATAATTTTGGGTGGTTTTTATCACATGATGTAGCAGGAACAGATAATGGAAACAAAGAACATTATAATTTTACTCATAACTTTTATGAACATTATAAAATAAATTCTGAAGTATTTAGTGATTTATTATTTATTATAAATAAACTTGAAGTTAAATCTTTATTAAGAATTAAAGCAAATTTATATCCTAAAACTGCAAAGATAATAGAACATGATTTTCATAGTGATTATAAGTTTTCTCATAAATCAGCTTTGTATATGATAAACACAAACAATGGTTTTACAATTTTAAAAGATGGAGAAAAAATAGAAACTAAAGAAAATAGAATGTTATTATTTGATGCAAGTAAACAACATAAAAGCACAACTTGTACAGATGATATTTATAAATGTAATATAATATTTAATTATTTTTAATTATGAACACAAAAAGAATGAGTAAAATAAGAAGAAAAGCAAAAGGATTTCTTGTTATATGGTTAAAAGGATTATTAAACAAAGAAGAACAAGCTAAAGTAAATGTAAAAAATATATTTAATTTGTTACCAAATCAGACTCATTATTGGCAAGGTACAACATTACGACTACAACCTTGGTCATACAAATGGATAGTAAAGAAGTTAAAACGAAATCCGTTGTTGACATACGACCAATTAAATGCTACACTTCAGCCGACAGAAAAAGATTTAAGAAGGAATAAAATGATTGAGGAAGGACCAATTAAAAATGACAAGTAAAGATATGTTTAAAAGTATGACATATGAATCACTTGAAAAACAAGTGGGTGGTAATCATTATTCTAAAATGAAAATACAACCTGCACAATTTATTAATGAAAATGGTTTACAATTTGCAGAAGGTAATGCAATAAAATATATTTGCAGACATTCAGCTAAAGGTAAACGAAAAGATATTGAGAAGGCTATTCATTATCTTGAAATGATATTGGAGAGAGACTATGATTGAAGAACAAAAAATAACACAATTAGAAAAAAGAGCAAGAGGGTTTAGAAGAATTATATCTTCGTTAAATGATTTACCTATGTATGGAATAAATCCTACGATAGATAAAATGTTATACGTTAAGATTCAAGATTTGAAAGACCATCTAAAAAAGAAAATACAAAGAAACAATGAAAGATTAAATGAAATATATACTGAAAGTGTAGATAGCTTGATTGATGATGATGGCTCTGTACAACCTGTAAAAGAAAATGGTAAATAAAATATATGATATGAGTGGAAAACGTATTAATAGTAATCCACCAATTTATAATTTAAGAATTTGTTTAATAGGCTCAGATGATTTAGATATTAAAAATATAGAAACATTTGGTGTTGCTGAAGATGGATTCTTTATGGTTAAAGCAAAATCAAATCCTAAATTTCCTATATTTATGACTAATCCCATGCGTATCAAAACAGTAGAGGTATATACTAATAATGAAAAACCATTAACAAAGTTAGGTGAAGAAAAATCTGATGATGATTTTTTGATGGACTTACTTAGAAAACAACATGATAGTACCTCGAAAACTAAAAAAGACTAGCAAACGAGTAAAGAGAAAAGAAGCAAACTTAGCTGTATTTAAATTGATTATAAATAATCAAGGTCAATTTATAACAGAAAAATCTCTTTATCCTAGAGACAAAGTACATTTACATTTTAAAAAACAAAACTCAGGTATAATAAGTGCAATGCTTAGAGAAGCTGAAGTTAAGTTCCAAGATATACATGATGTTTTAGAAAAGATAGCTAGATATTTAGCTTAGGATTCATTTACTTCATTACAATTAAACGCTACCTGTAATCTAAATTTATCTACAGTTTCAGGACCAAGTGTTTGTAATGATGTTATAGAATTTAAATAGCCTGATGTTGCACAATCATAATGACTATTAAATAGTTTAGGATAGATTTGTGGTTCTTTGCAATCTCCGTATAAAGCAGAGCATAATATTAATACCAATTCAAATTTCATCATTCCAATATCAATGCCTTTATAGATTTAGAGCCATCAATATTTTCATCTAATTTTGCTTTTGATTTAATACATTTATAAGATATATCGTTTTGAATTGTTCGACTTGCCTCACGCTTATGTTTAAGACAAACAGACATAGAAGGTTGTATTCTATGCTCCTTAATTTCAGGTCCAATAAACATTAGAAGGGCTATTACTTCAGCTATCATAAAACTTTACCTTTATTTATTCCTTCTTTAACTACATATTTTTGTGTGCCATTAGCACCTATCTCAACTTCTTTTCTTAACATCTTAAACATATTCATTTGTTTAATGTCTTCCCATCTTTGTTGAGTGTATTTAATTACTTTTTTTTGTAGTCTATTCATTAATGTTTTCCGTTTGCTCTAACTTTATCTTTTAAATCTTCTAAATCAACTAAAGCTTTTTCCATTTGTTTTTGTAAAAATTCAATGTTGACTTTGTTATGCATCATGTCTTCAATTCTTATTTCTATTTTTTCTACTGACTTATAAAGGTCTTCCAACAACATTAGCTGTTCTTGGTCCACAGGCAACTGTTCACTTTTTTTTAGTAAATCAGCTTGAAATAATTCTCTTGATGTTTCTAACGAAGTTAGCCTGGAAGTCAATTCTGTATATGCAAATATACCCATAGCCACACCGATAATTATACCAATCATGTTTTTAATTGGCATTGATACGGCTGTGTTCTCAGATACTTTCATTATTTAATCCTTATAAAAATCTTTAAATAACCAATCCACATACTTTTTCCAAAGTTTCTTTATTAGCTTTATCATAATGTGTCCTCATTACTTCTTAAACTTCTTTCCTGTTAATAAATTAGTTACGGATATTCCGTAGTTACCTCCAACAACTATAAAGATTAACCAAAGATAAGTCTCAGG